CGCTTTAGCCCGGTCCTGGGGAGTTACGGGAATCATTTCGTGATAGAATTCCCAGAACAGGTCGAAGTCTTTGTCCGTTTGGTTTTGGGCGATGGTGGTGCCGTTTGCCTGTTCCACAGGTCTTACTTTTCGTCCGCAGTGTTCTTCGTAGTAGGGCAAGAGGATGTATCGGCGTCCGTTTCTGCTGATGTAAATTATTAATCCTTCCAATTCCAGTTGTTTCATGAATCGTCTTATGCGGGTGTAGTCTGTGTGGGTGTTTTGTGCCAGTTCTTTCAGTGTGGTGTCTATTTCTCCTCTTTCCAGCACATTGCCTTGCTTGCGGGTGTTGCCATAATTTGCTTCCAGCAATAACAGGGAGTACAATGAAGCTACGTTTTCTATCACTTTCTCCGCCAGTATTGCTTCTGCCAGTGTAGGGGCATCAAATTGAAATGTAGCAAATAGGACATCGAGGGAATACATCGGAAATACTGATAAACAGGGCGTTTGAATAGGTTTGATGAAAAAGACTGATGCAAATTGAAATGTAACAAACATAAGACAAGCATATAACATAGCACAGGGACTTTGAACGGTTTGAACGGTCGAAATGTAACATTGGCTAATAAATACCTATAAAAACCCTCTCAAATGGCTGTAGAACGAAGAATATAGCTGCTTGAGAGGGCTTCTTTTATTGTTTGAACAAGTGTTTAAAGAGAGTTTTCCACATCGAAAAGACGTGCATCGGAAAAAAGGAACGGCTAGTAACCAAAATGTTAAAAACAGAGTTGGTTAGTCATTTGGTTAGCGAGTTGGTTAGTCATTAAATGTCAAATAAAAGAAACTGAGACAAAAGTTGGTTAGTCATTTTGCATGATTTTATGGGTGTGTTTGATACCTGTTATTTCAACTTCGACAACAAAATCATAGGGCTAAACACTTATTTATAGGGGGATATTACGCATAATAATCGACATATAGAAGCGTAATAGATTGTATAAGTCGCTGATTATTAATAGATAATAGAACAAAATGCCTATATTAGCGGCGTAAAAGCGTGTGTGTGGCTTAAATATCGCGGAATAGAGCAGTTGGAAGCTCGCTTGGCTCATAACCAAGAGGTCGGTGGTTCGAGTCCATCTTCCGCAACAAGCTTTTAGCAGGAATTGCGGTATTAGTTTTTATTAGTTAGTTTGGTTCAGCTCCCGGTGTTTGTGCCGGGAGCTTTAATTTAAGAATAAAAAATATGTTCAGAGTATTCAAACAATGGAGGTTGCGACTTTTGAGAAGACGGATAATAATGAAAATATTATCCCATGAAAATTGCTGCAATATACATCCTGATTGGTTTGTAGATGTAGCGCAAAGATTAGTCAACTATATGGAATATGGGACAGAGGAAGCTATATATAGTGAGTCCTCCGAGGAGCAGCAACATAAATAGACGAATCATTGCCACTCTTAGTATTTCCGTTATCTTCTGTAGGAAACACTAATGGAACAGTAAAACGCACGCTTGTCGCAGCAACTGATTTACCTTCGCTGTTCTTGTCGGCCCCCACTTTAAAACCTCCTAAGGCTACACCTATACCGGCTTTATTTTCCTTTCCGGTTGTTGATGTCAAGGCAACTTCAAAATCAATATCTTGTACGGGACAAAACTCATTGTTGACTTTTGCATTAGTTGCATCGGTTGGATTCCTATATTGCTTAGGGTTAACAACGCCACCGTATTCTTTTACTGCTTCCTGTGCTTCTTTCACTCCTCTGGTTATCTGGAGCAAAGTTTCTCTCACAAATTCTTGTAGTTCCATTTCCATGTTTTTATCGTTTTAATACCATTTCAAAAGCATGTATTTTAATCACATAGGATGTTCAACAGAAGCCATCGCAAAAACAATAATCCAAATAATAATACCAGCCACGAGGAAAAAGCCGAATGTCGCAACCCATTCCTTAATGGATTTCATGTACTTACATCGCGTTGACTCTTCAAAGAACTTAATGCGAGTTCCATATACTTCGTATATTTTATCTAGAAGTTCTGATTCGTTCAAACCCTTATTCTCAGATATAAACTTATCTATTTCTCTAGTAAAATCTTTATTGTTTTGGTAGCTACTAATATCCTTAATATGCTTTCTAACTGAATCTATCAATTCCATAACCTTATTTTTATTGTATCATACACTAATTTATTTTAGAAGAACTTACTGATACTGCCCAATACTTCATATATCTTTATGATACGGCTTTTATCAAAGTCTTGGTCATCATATTCCGCTTTATTAACCGGCACATAACGAAACTTGTTGGGGTCTTCTGATTTTCGCAGTATCTTCACTGTTCGTATAGTATCCAGTACGACAGCATAGATTTCTCCATACTGCACGTCATTTACAGTACATTCTTTTAAAGCTATAATATCTCCATGATTTATCTTTTTCTCCATACTATGGCCTGTAACATTACACCATAAGGTTGCTTTTTCGAATGGCTTGAAAACCACATTATGGGCAGGGAGCAAAGTTTGATCATTATATATTTGATCAAAACCACCGATAAAGTCTACGTCATAATACGGAACGCCAACGGAAGGCTCATAACTAATCAATGCTTGTTGATCAGAACGAAGCATGGAACCTTCGCCGGTTAGAAGCCACTTTAAATTCACATCGAGATTTCTTGCGATTTTTTCAAGAAAATCAAATTTAGGCATAACAGAACTGCGATAACCACGTACATTAGCCTCGTTACTTCCTATTATAGAAGCAAATACAGTATTTTTGCCTTTCCCGAAAGTATCTACTAATTGAGTTATTCTTTCGTGAATAGTTTCGCATTTATTCATCTTTTATTGATATTTCGTGAAATAATTCGTTATTTATTTGCTTATATCGAAACAAGTCACGATATTTGCAAAGTCTTCCAACAGACACCGCCTCAAAGATAAGAAAATAACAATTAACAATAATAGCAATATGGAAGAAAAAAGAGAAGAAATCAAAATCAGCCTTGAATTACAAAGAGAGATCGCCAAGGCTTTCAAGGTGACAGAAAGAACTGTGCAGTCGGCAATGAGATTTGAAACCAAGAGTCCTACGGCCCGTATTCTTCGTGCATACGCGCTGAATCATGGTGGAGAACAGTATAAAATTACCACCATTACGGAGAAAGTTGAGAACCCTTACCGTGAAACCATAACTTTATAAATAAATCAGCATGAGTAAAATTATCATTCAGCTTGGTACGAGAATGTTGCTGCTCCTGTTGAAGTTATCATTCGCAATAGCGAAAAGAACAGGCTGTGACAATCGCTCACGTTATTTTCTTTATAAAATGATTTTGTCAGAACAACTGTGTCAATCCTATAATACGCATTGTTTGCTTCACACCAACCTTCAGGTTGGACGTAAGAATCATCCCAACTCATATCCACGTTCAGAGAATCAGCAACCGTCGTTAAATGACGATGAAGAAAGTCGCATTGAAAATTTTGCTCTTTACAATCGGTTCTAGGATACGACAGTGTGATAGTAGCTTTAAAGAGATACATAATAATATAATATGTTTATTATCCAGCTACAAATGTAGCAAAACTATCCCGGTTCGGGATGAATAGGGATAGACTTTTTTAGTAGTAATCATTTAAAAGACAGATATATGAAAACATTCAGAATCATTCAGAGAGTAGCAGCTGGGGCAGGAATGCTGGTAGCACTCAAAATGGCGGACAACCTGCAACCGTCGGATAACGAACTGATAGGTAGCATGGCACTGGTAGTAGTGTGCTGCTTGAGTTTCATCAGCGAAGTATTCTACAAGGAACACAACGCATAATAGCATAAGGAGCAAGTAGAGAACCTTTCTGAGTAATCAGGATAACGGTGTTCTTCATAATAGATAATTATATAACCACGTGTTTTCGGTAGGTGGTAAAGGTAAAAAGAACAGAAGGACGGCCCATTCCCCGGTTCGATTCCGGGGCTTGCACTATAAAAGATAAAGAATTAAGGACTATGGAAATGTACGGAAATGCACGATGCGTCACTCACTCCGAACTAGTAGATGGAGGGATAATAACGCAGGCGCAATATATCAATTACTCAAGGCGCAAGCAGTTCTTCTTCCACCAGCATGGAGGAAACGGCCGTATCGCAATGATTGATTACAATTCACTGCCTGACCCCATCCGCCAGAAGTATGACGAAAAGAATCCCGATGCAGAAACCAAATTAAAAGAAAAGATCATGAGCAATATCCTACGAACAGACAGCAAGGCAATAGATTTCTACCGCCGCCATACTTTGGAAGACGGTAGTGGCCTCACGGACAAGAAACAGGCTGAATATGTGCTGAATGCCGAAGTGATGAATGAAATGATTCGCGTGGAGGCTGAAGCTAGAGCCATGCAAGGCAAGTGCGGGCATAGCCGTCCGAAAGTGGCATGGGAGCTGGCGAAAGGAACTTGTGAGAAACTGCGTACCCTCTATGGGCATACACTCCCAAGCAGTAGCCGCCTGCGCGAAAAATTCAACGCATACAAGAAGTACGGCTACATTGTGCTGGTAAGCCAGAAGAATGGTAACAGCTCTGCCCGCAAGATCGGTCCGATGGAAGCACGCCTGTTGCTGAAATTAAGACGCAGCGTAATGCCTATTTATACTGACCAACAGATATTCGATGAGTTCAACCGCATTGCCGAGGAAAGCCAGTGGAAGGGAAACAAGAAACAGGCATTGACTCCCATCAAATCGCCTAACACAATGCGCAACTACCTGTATGCACCCGAAGTAATTCCACTGTGGTATGCAGCAGTATATGGCATGCAGGCGTGGAAAGGGAAATTCACTACTTTGATGAAGACAGACCAGCCCACTATGCGCGATTCCCTGTGGTACAGCGATGGTACCAAGCTCAACCTGTATTATAAGAATAAAGATGGCAAGATGTGTACCACTTCCGTGTATGAAGTGATGGACGCTTACAGTGAAGTGTTCCTGGGCTATGATGTAGCCCCGAATGAAAACTTCGACAGCCAGTACCGTGCATTCCGCATGGCAGTGGAGGTGGCAGGTGTCCGCCCCTATGAAATAGTGAATGACAATCAGGGAGGCCACAAAAAAGCCGCCGCACAAGGCTTCTTTGACAAGATTGCTGTTCTTCGTAAACCTACTATGCCCTACAACGGCAACAGCAAGACCATTGAATCAGCCTTTGGCCGCTTCCAGTCACAGATATTGCACAAAATATGGTATTTCACTGGACAGAACGTCACTACAGTAAAGAGAAACAGCCATCCCAATATGGAGTTTATCGAAGAAAACGCCTTCGCGCTCCCTACGCTGGAAGAAGTGAAAAAAATATACCGCCAGTGCCGCGAGGAATGGAACAATGCCGCCCATCCGGCAACAGGCATCGCCCGCATTGAGATGTACCGCATGAGCGAGAACCCGGAAACAACACCTGTAACGGGCATTGATATGGTACAGATGTTCTGGCTGAAAAGTAAGAAACCTGTCACTTATACCAATAAGGGACTGGAAATCACCATCAACAAAGAGACCTATGAGTATGACGTATATAATGAAAACGGACTTCGCAACGAGTCATGGGCACTGCGCAACACCGGACGGCAGTTCCACGTGATATACGACCCCATGGACATGACTCGCGTGGAACTGTGGGAAGTCACCGCTACCGGAATCAGGTACAGTACGGACGCAACTCCGAAAGTGGTTATTAGCCGCGGCACGCAGGAGCGCACTTCCGAAGAAACCAGCTTCATGCGCCGCACCATCGAACAAAGCAAGGAAACCATGGCGTTGGTACAGATCACCACCGAAGAATTCGACCTGGACGAAGCCATCGCCGCCGAACTGTTCGGGCTGTCCACTCCAAAGCTAAAGCACGTCAGCCAAGACCAAATGGAAATAATCCGCCATGACTATGAGCACGGCAAACGCAAAGCTCCTATTTCCCTGCCCGAAAAATTGAAGCAGGAAGAAGAAGAGGACGAAATGGAACTGGCATATTCCACACTGGGAGAACAGACCAAGGAACTTTCAAACCTCACCTTTGACGACATTAAGGGTTATGAAATGATGTAACCCGGACACTATTCAAACAGTATTCAATAACTATTAAAATAAAGATCAAATAATGAAAGAACTAGCACTGCAAGATAAGGATGCCATCCGTGACGCACTGAACGCCTATTGCGACAATTACACATCGCGCAACCGCGCCAGCGAGAGCCTGAGCGGAGTGTCGGCGGCAACTATCTCAACCATCCTGAACAGCAAGTACACCAACATCAGTGACGATATGTTTATCCGCATCGCCACCCAGATAGGTTACAGTTTCGAGAAATGGCAACTCCATGAAAGCACCGCGTTCAAAGAAATCACTTTCGCATTTGCCGATGCACAGATGTATAAAAATGTCACTTGGGTAGTGGGTGATGCCGGATGCGGAAAGACTACCGCTGCCATAGACTACCGCAAGAACCACCGCAATGTGTTCTACATACTCTGCTCGGAAGACATGAAGAAAAGCGACTTTGTACGCGAAATAGCCAAGCAGGTAGGCGCACCTACCGACGGTACCAACCTGCGCGAAATGTTGGAATATGCCATCGGCATGATTGCCTTCCTCAACAGCCCCCTGATCATTTTCGATGAGGGCGACAAGCTGACGGACAGCGTATTCAATTACTTCATCAGCATCTACAACCGCTTGGAAGGACACAGTGGAATCGTATTCCTGAGCACCGACTTCATCAAGAGAAGGCTGGCTAACGGATTGCGTTACAACAAGAAAGGCTATAAAGAAATATTCAGCCGCATCGGCCGCCGTTTTTTCGAGGTGCATGCCACTACTCAGAACGATATTTACTCAATCTGCCAGGCAAACGGCTTAATCAATGAGCCGGAAATAAAGAAAGTATTGAAGGATGCCGAAGCCAGCGAAAATGATCTGCGCCGTGTAAAGAAGATGGTACATGCACAAAAGCGTATCATTGAAAAACGTAACAACGGGAAAGGAGAAGCAGAGTGATGGCGGAGGAAGTGAAGAAGAAACGCCGCGCCTCTCAACCGGAACAGCGCATCTTTGAGCGCAATGCGAAGGGAGTACGCGAGATGCTGAGTATCAAGTATGACACATTCGATTTTGATGGCGACTGGTATCAGGCATTCGGCAAACCGGAGAAGCGCGGCGTATGGCTCATCTGGGGACAATCCGGAAACGGAAAGACTTCCTTTGTGATGCAACTCTGCAAATACTTGTGCCGTTTTGGGCGCGTGGCGTACAACAGTCTAGAGGAAGGCGTAAGCCTTACCATGCAGAACTCGCTGAAACGGCACAATATGATGGAAGTAAACCGCCGCTTCCTGCTGATAGACGCCGAAAGGATGGAGCAGCTGGACATCCGCCTGCACCGCCAAAAAAGCCCCGACTTTGTGGTGATTGACAGCTTCCAGTACACACAAATGAGTTTCAAGCAGTATGTAGAGTTCAAGGAGCGTAACAAGAACAAACTGTTGATCTTCATATCTCATGCTGATGGCAAACTCCCTGCAGGACGCGCAGCGCGTAGCGTGATGTACAATGCTGATCAGAAAATATACATAGAGAGTTTCCGTGCATTCAGCCGCGGACGCTACAATGGTCCGAGGAAATATTTCGACATCTGGCCGGAAGAAGCACAAAAAGCGTGGCCTAATAACAATGATTAAAACCAACCGCCTTATGAAGACTATTGACAACAAAACGGTATCACCTCAGCAAATCAAAGCCTTGCATGCCTGTTTCCATAAAATGGGTTATGACGATGACGACCGACACGACTTCATCACCCAATTTACGAATGGACGTACAAGCAGTAGCAAGGAACTTACATTTGAGGAAGCTCGCCGGATGCTGTCCGCATTGAATCAAGAGCATGGCAAGCGCATACAGGAAGAAGCGAAGTTGCTTTGCAAACAAATCTTTTCTCTTTCCTTCCGCATTTCATGGCTGAATAAAGACTACAGCAATGAGAACCGTGAAGAATTTGAGATGAATAAAGCAAAGATCAACATTTTCTGCCGACAGCGCACCAAGTTCCGCAAGAACCTCACTGCTATGACCCTGCCGGAACTGAAAGCGGTAAAGAAACAATTAGAGGCTATTGCCCGAAAAGAAGAACAAGAACTTAACAATAAGAAGAAATGAGAACAAGACAAGAAATCGCCCTCGCTATCAACTTACTGGACGAATACGGAGGCAAGTACAAGAGGTCACAGATAGGTGTATTACACGACCGCATGACCGAATCCCAAGTATTTGACATCTATGTATCGAACTATGTCGGTGATGAGAAAGACGAAGCCCTATTCTTCGCCGTCCGTGAAGCTGCGCAGTATGTAGCCGGAAAATTAACCATACAGGAACTGATGCCGAACCTGCCGGATGGCATACTGGAAAGACAGGTGCTGCATGAAGAAAAAAATGAGGAAACCTTCACGCTTTCCCGACGCGATTATATGGCACTCATACAACGTATCAACAAGTTGGAGAAACAAATACTTTCAATGCGTAAAGAATCAACTATTGTATCAATAACCCAATCAGGACAAGATTACATAAGCCAGACTGAAGCAGCTAGATATATAGGATGTACCCGGTCTGCCCTTGAAAAATGGCGTCACAAGGGTGCAATTGTAGGATATAGAAGCGGGAATCACCTTTACTATAGAAGAAGTGAATTAGATGTTTGCCCTACAATTATCAACTATAAAGAAAAGAAGAATAATGAATGAGACCATCGAAGAATTAAAAGAAAGCATCCGCAAGAAAGTGGAGCGTTTCGGCTATCTGGACCAAACCCTAATGTACACCGAACTGATCAACTTCTGTGATGAAGAAATCCGCCTCAGTATGATGCAGGAATACGGAACCACAGGCTGGGATGATGAAAACGAATAGTATTAATCTTATTAAATAAAACAATTATGGTAAAAAAAAGAGTAAAGAAAACAGTAGTGAGTGGCGTTACACGCGAAACCGCCGAACAGGCATTTGCTGACTATGCGGCAGCCGATGCAAAGGTACAGGGCATTACCGCCAAGATGGATGGTGAAATGACCCGTATCCGCGAAAAGTATGCAGACCAGCTGGCAGAACTGGCTGACACCAAGGAGAAGAACTTTGAGATCATTCAAACCTACGCGATGGAAAACAAGGATGTGCTGTTCAGCAAGAAAAAGAGCATGGAATCTGCACACGGTGTATTCGGCTTCCGCACAGGAACGCCGAAGCTCAAAAACCTAAAAGGCTTTACCTGGGCGGCAGTGACTAATCTCTGCAAAGAATTGCTTCCTTCCTACATCCGCACCACCGAGGAACTGGCTAAGGACAAACTGCTGGCAGATCGTGAGGTACAGGAAGTAGCCGAGATCTTCCCCAAGATCGGCGTACAAGTTGTACAGGACGAAACATTCTACATTGAACCGAAGAAAGAGAATGAAGCCGTTACCTCCGCATCCTAAGTACACCGTCAGCCGCCACTACAACCGTTTCCGCGTCATCCGGTGGAAGCAGGTGGCGGAGCACTGGGAAGGCGATACCGTGGGAGAGTTCGGCGACTACGAGACGGCACGCAAAGCGGTGTACGACCTGAACGGATGGAAGTATAAACCTAAAACAACAGACAGCAATGGCAATACTCACTTATAAATGCAATCTGGCAAAAGAGAAACGCTCCAAGTGGCTTACATACCTTATCGCCACATTGCATAATGCGGAACGCAGGACTTACGATGGCAATATGACAGACTTTACAAACCTGCAATGCGGATTGAACAAGTTCATCAAGGAAATGCAACAGGCGGGCATTCTCGCCCGAAGCAAAGTGACTACAGAAATCAGAGAAGACAGTGGCGAAACTGTGCTTTTCATTAAGCGTAACGGCACACCATTGCTTTCAATCTACATTAAATAACCCTTTAAAAACAAGTAATTATGGCAATGCACACATGGTTTGAGTGTAAAATCCGTTACGAAAAGGTAATGGAGAATGGGATGAACAAGAAGGTCACAGAACCTTATCTGGTTGATGCCCTCAGTTTTACGGAAGCAGAGGCACGCATTATTGAAGAACTTAACCCGCTCATCAGCGGAGAGTTCACGGTGTCCAATGTAGCCCGTGCCAATTATAGCGAGCTATTTCCCTGCGATGAAGATACTTCCGACCGTTGGTTTAAATGCAAACTGTTCTTTATCACGCGGGATGAAAAAACAGGGTGTGAGAAGCGCACATCCACTCAGGTATTGGTACAGGCTGCTGACTTGCGTGACGCTGTGAAGAAGTTGGATGAAGGCATGAAAGGCACCATGGCCGATTACGTCATCGCATCAGTAGCCGAAACTGCCATTATGGATGTTTACCCCTACGAAGCGGAACCAGACAGTCCGAAACCCGAATTTCCCGATGACGATGAAGACTGAAAAGAGATATAAACATCCTAAAGTAGCCCTATGCCGCCATTGCGGCGGCTTGGGCTTTCTTACCAAACTGGATGAACGCGAAGAAAACGAGATCACCGAAACCTGTCCGGATTGTCAAGGCAGCGGGCGCGTATGGGGTGGTGCAGTCATGAATATAACGGTGGATGCCTACCGTCCCGGGGAAAGGACGAAAGTGTTATGATGCCGGGTGGTCTGTCACTGGACATATTCGGTCCGCAACGCATCGCGGTGCAACTGGACGAGGCGCGATGCGTGGAGTTCTTGAGCTACTGGGTGCGCTATGACAGGCCGATACCCATCACATTTCAAGAGGCGAAGACTCCCGGACTGGTGGCAGTGACATTTACCATAGACCCGAAGGACTACAAGGCATTGGAATTTATGGAGCGCGCGGTATCCAAGACAGGCGGAAGGGTATGGAATATAACGAAGAAGTAAAATCAGAACCATTCCGAGGAGATTATCGGAATGGTTCATAACAAGATAGTAATGAACAAAAAACCTCCCGGTGTGGATTGACCCCCTATCCGGGAACAACTAATAAACCTCCTTACAAAGTTTTTTAGTTAAAATCTCAGCAAGCGTGCTTGGATATTCAAAAAGAATTCGCATCTTTGCAACGCTAAAGTATTTTTAAATCACGTGACGGTCAGTCCGTCCAATGCGTTGCATTCGGGCTTTTTTTATGCCCTTATGCGAACCATCATAGTATGGCGGCATCTAACCCCGTGCATAGATTGTAATGGTCTATGCAAGTCACGTGAAAGTACTTTAGCAGCGGGACGTGGATGCCGTTCTTTTTTTATCATCCACACAAATGCTATTAAATTTTCACATTATGGAACAAAACAACGAAAGCCAATCTACAGGATTGGTAGAAGTGTTCAACTTCAATCAAAACAGCACACCTATCCGTGTGCAAGTAATCAACGATGAACCTTGGTTTGTAGCTAAAGACGTCTGCGAAGTGTTAGGAATCAGTAATAACCGTGATGCTGTTTCACGATTAGAAGATGATGAAAAAGCTATGTCGGTATTACCGACACAGTTTGGAGATAAAGAAATGTGGCTAGTAAATGAATCAGGTTTATATGCCTTAATTTTCCAATCCCGCAAGCCGGAAGCCAAAACATTCCGCAAATGGGTGACCTCTGAAGTCCTCCCATCCATCCGCAAAAAAGGATATTATGGAGCCAGAAAGCAGAACAATGATTACTTGGATGCTCGCGATATTCCTTATGAAACACGCAAGTTCAATGACAGTCCCGTGCGTTGTATCACCATTGAAGGCGAAACATGGTACAGTTTGAATGACATACATGCAGCAGTAGGCAGTCGTACTGAAAGTACTCAGGCAGCGAAGAAACTTAATGCCAAACAAACTTTAGCCAAGAAAATTTGGCTTTTTGGTGTGACTAATCCCGGTTGGTTTGTCACTATGCAGGGTGCAATGTTATTGCTCTGTGCCAGTCGTAAAATGGCACAGGCAAGGCAATTAGAGCTGTCATTCAATTAATCAAGTAAGGAGGTTTATTATGGAATGTACATACAATATTCAAGAATTAAGAAAGTTCTTTGAAATAAATGATATGGAAGAAGTCATAGATGCTTTAGATAATATAATATATGCAGCCACGATGCATTATCTTGATACAGACAATCGAGGTATTCCTCTAAAAAGCGATGCTTATGATATTTCTATTACCAGATTCTTATTAGAAACATTGAGAAACGCCAAGAAAGGGTAAATATGGAAGAAAAATATATTGTAAAAGGTATAGATATGACCAGCATAGTGGAAGTCATGACCAGTTGTGATGTATCCGAATTAGCTGAAACATTAGATGAAGCCCTGTTTTGCTATATTTATGAAAGGATAGATAATGGCAGTGCCCCTTCTGATTCTGATAGAATATCCAATCTACGTTTCTTACGTGACGGATTGATTAAGGTGAAGAATGTTACTAAATAGCAATAATCCCCGGCAGATTTGGATCTGCCGGGGATTTATATATAGTTTCTTCATATCTATGCTATGTAAAAATTGATTAAAGCATATCACAAAAATGCACTAAAAGTATAATAAAGTTGCACTAAAAGTATAATAAAGTTGCACAAACGGTTTATTTTTTGTTTATTTGTAGCGTGTTTCAGAATTAAGGAATAGGAAACGAACTATTTATAGCCATTATTGTTTTGCATCATAGCAATATTAGTTTTTAAGGTCAGGTAAAAGATTGAGCAGGATTAAAAAAGAATAATTAATTGCTATTGCATTTATGGAAGATCGATTGATAGAACTCATTACTAGTCATTTTGGACTTGCTTTCTTTATAGGGATTGTTGTCGTTGCAGCACTCATATTTTTTATTTGGTGGGCACGTGGTATGTATGAACGAGTGTGCGCTATTAAAAATTTACCATGTAAACTGAATACAGAAAAAATAGATAGTCATATTGGAAAGCATGGAGAAGTAGATGTTGCCATCTCAAAACTAGAGACTTCCATTAACTATATGCAGAAAAGTATAGATTCCTTAGTCCAATCTTTGCAGAATAATAATAAAATCATTATAGATCCTTTTACTCAGTCACATAGCCCTATTGCTATTACTCCAAAAGGGAAGGAAATGATGGAACGCTTGTCTGTAGAGCAAATGTTTGAAGGCAATTGGTCACGTATCAAGTCAATGATAGAACAAAATGCTGACTCCAAAAATCCTTATGACATACAACAGTATTGTTTAGAACAAGCGATTGTATTTCCTGAGAATTTTTTGCAGCCAGAAGAAATCGATAAATTGAAAACAGATGCATACGAGAAAGGATTACCTTTAACTTCATATATGAGAGTCATCGCAGTATTGGCACGAGACAAATATTTCCACGAGCATAATATAGATGTAAACGAAGTAGATAGAAACGATCCCAATAATAAATAAAATAATAATCCCCGACAGACCCAAATCTGCCGGGGATTATCATGTTTGCTAACATCCGCAAGCCGGTCACTCTCCCGGTTCCCCCAGAAAAGCCACCATCGCCTCATGCTGCAACGGCGTAAGCACCCTCTGTCCCTTGTGGAACGACAGTTCCTCCAGCTTGCGTTGCAACGGCACGCACAGCACCACCCATCGGCGCAATTGCGTGACAGCACTTCTTTTGGTAGACCGGGGAAAATATTCCTGCGCCAGCTCATTCATATAAATTGCTTTCATTGTCTCTAAATACATTTTAAATGGTTCATAAAAAACTACCCCATAGTAGTTGGTCATCTACTACGGGGTAGTTGGTGATTTACTGCATAGTAACCGGAAGATTACTATGGGGGTAGTTTATCCCTCGTTCGCTTCGGAATCTGCCGGAGCCTTATCCGTCTTTCTAGGCACCTTCTTGAAAGTAAGCGTTTTCAGGTTCTGTGCCTCGCGCACCAACGCTCCGGGGCGGAACTGGATGTTTACCTTCTTGATATTGGACGGAGTGAATCCCTTTTCCGTTTCCGCGCCCTCACTGCAAATTTGGAACTGGAAGGAACCGAATTTCTCCATGCGGACAATCTTTCCTGCCATCAGGTTCTTTTTCATCTGCTTGATCAGGGCGCGGAGCACGTTCAGCACATCGCCATCGGTGAGCGTGGTAGCGTATGAGATTTCTTCTGCCATATCGTCCAAGTCCACTTCGCCGGATGCCTGCATTTTGGCGTAATACTTGGGGGCTGCCTCTTTACTGGATGGATTCATCATTGCCGCTATGGAATAGTTTATTTCTGCCATTGTTGTTTTGTTTTAAGTGATTAATAATGTTATCGTGTCGCGAACACAGCAACAAATGTACAGCAAGAAAATGATATGGAGTTGACGAATGTGTGCTTTTATAGAATATTGTTCTGCTAATATTTCTATTTCATAGTGGAATTTACTATTTTTGCAACTGTAATCAGGTATTATTCAATAGGTTTCATATTCGGGAGAAAATTATGCGTAAACATAGAAAATGTATTGGATTGAGTTATGCTTATAAGGTAAAAGAGGTGAACCGCATCTACGAAGAGCATTGCCGCAGTGGGCTTTCCAACCGCGAGATATTGCGCCGTTACATTTATCCCCAGTTTTATATTTGCGAAAAAACGTTCTACAACATTATCAATGCAAGTGCCGACCCGCGCATCATTGAGCGACAAGATGCGCTGGAACGGCAACTGTCATTATTCTGATATTTCCTCCACTTCCGTTTCGTAGGTGTGTTCATAAACCTTGATGCCTTGGGGCAGAGAATAACACTGAGTCTTGCGCCGTATCATGGCACGTGCACAACTGTCGAATTTCCATCCGTGGATACATCCGTTCAGCTTGTTTGACATGGACATACGCTCGGCAACGGCCTGTTCCTGCCCACTGCCATAGTGGGTGTCATCATAGCAGTCGAACGCCAGGCGGACGGTAAGGGTGACAGTTCCCAACTGCATCCCTGTCTTCAGATTACGCCATTCTATGGCGGGCGTGCTTATCAGCACACAAGGAAAGGTGACGGGATACTGGTCTTCTCCGTTCTGCAGGGCTTCCAGCTGGCCATAGTCTTCGTCTGTCAGTGAGACGGCATCACCCATCGTGGTGGCTATCTGGGTTTGAATGTCATTAAAGAGTTGTTCCATTATGATCTGTTTTAAAGGTTATTGTTCCATTATTTTTTTTAAGTCGCTGTCCATACGGGCATTCACTTTTTTCATCAATTCGGGGCCGGGCTTGTCGGGCATGAACCGGCGTTGGGGTACATGGACGTTGAGCTGTGTCTTTTTAGTCAGCGCCAGCCGTTTCCAGTTTCTTGCTTCTTCTGATTCATTAGCCAGCCGGTTCTTGCGCGCTTTGCCGCCACGCTTCATTTTTTTGGTTATTCCGGTTTCCTTATAATACATTGCCCATGCAAATTTTCTCATCTTCGGGGTGACTTTAGGATGGGTAGTACCTCCATTATTATGAATGGCAGCGTATGGCACATCTGTATAGATGCGTACTTCTCCCTGCCCGGGTTGCGAGCCGATGGAGTGCATCAGCCGGTTACGTCCGGAAAGAAGCGGGCCATATTGTGATGACGCATTTTTCCCTCCCGATTTCTGGCGCCGGGTTTCATCCCATTTCTGAAAGCCGTTATGTGTCATTCCGCCACGGGCAAAGTCTTCACGGATATGGTTCACGGCTATCTGTCCGGCAATGCGCGGGGCGGTCCGGCTGATGTATTGCTTCATCTTCACGGCTTTCTTTTTAAGGGCTCGGATAAATTGTTCGGGGGTCATGACAGGTTCTTTTGTTTTTCCATAAATTCTTTCACTGTTTCCGGAGCGCCGCCATAGCAGTTTGCCACATACGGGTGTGAATCGCTGAACAGTTTGCCGTCCTTTCCCGGATTATTGTCCAGTCCCGGTGAAGGCCGGTCGTTCTTAGCCATGCTACTGTCCGGCACCTCCGTTGCCGGAGCATCGGTATTTTCCAGCCAGCATTTGCAATTCCAACGGTTTCCGGGGCGATGCCGGTCCCAGAACGTATGGTTTACCGGCAGGATGGTATGCCAGAATATCCTGTGGTCTTCTCCCGGATGGAGGCTGGTGCTGGGCATCCATTCCAGATGGGGCATGATGTCGGCATTTTCCTCGAAACGCTGCCAGTCTGCCGCCTGATGGATGCGTATGACGGTGGTATCATATTCCGTTTTCAGCCATGAGCCTACATGATGGTCCAGCATCGGTTCCACGTCTTTTTTCCACTGTTCAAATGGTTTTAGATCACCGTTTGAATCGTGTAGCTGAGTGGCGATGTCGTTTTGCATCCGGTGCACTTTGAAGGCACTGAATACAGCGTTGTTGTAGTCCACCTTCCGGCGGAACTGCACATCTATTTCCCGCCCGCTTTCGGAAAGGCCTTCATCGGTAGCTTCGGTCAGGATACGGTAAGTTTCCCTCCACAGGTTTTCTTCTATTTCTTTGGATACATTCAGTTTGCCGCTGTAGATGCGTTTCATGGCGGATAGCAGGGCTTTTTCATCAAAGGTGAAAGAGGTTTCCACTCTGCCATTATTAGCATCATTGGCGGCATCGCGGTAGAGGTCGTCCATTACCAGTCTAAAGCCCCGTCTGTTTCCGGGGCTTCTGCGAAAAAACTTCCGGCACGGTTCTGGGGTTGTGTGCCGTTATCTCCTTTGCCTTGTGTATTCGGGCGGGCAGACCCCGCCCCTACGGGTGATGGCAATGCGGCAAAGGGATTGGAAGCCTTTTTCTTTTCTTCCATGTCGGCTTTCAGCTGTGCGTAGTTGTCGGGCTTTTCTATCTTTAATTGCTCATAGAGGTAGTCGTCTTCCAGTGGGAGTTCGAATACGGTTACGGCTTTTTCCAGCAGGTCGGCTTTCGCCTTTGTGGCGGCTATGTCTTCGGTTTCTACATAGACGAATGTTCCGCCTTCTGTGTTCACACCCAAGGCGGCGAACTGGTCGGTCATGTCATAGTTCAGCAGGTTCAGGATGAAAAGGGCATCCTGCTCTATGAGTTCCTGTTCGGCCTTGTTGTGAACCGTACCCAGAGCCTGCGTACCCGTTTCGCTGGCTTCGGTGGTGAGGGTGTTGCCTAGGACGGCCTTGCTTATTTCTGCGTTGCAACGGTCAACCAATGAGGCGTAGAGATCGCTGCTGCCTGTCTTGTTGCCGGATTCGACAAACTCCAATTTAGTCCCGTCGGGCAATAGATAGACACTGCCGCCGCCCTGGGAATCTGCGTCTTCCATTGTTGCATCGCGTGCTTCTGGATCAGCGGCATCATAGGTATAGACACGGATGGGCATACCGAATATTTCGGAAAATTGCGCCCAGTCTCCCAGTGTACCGCGCTTATAAATTACATACGGTGCGGTGCGTGCCAATATACCTAAAGGTTCTTTTCCGCGTATCATCAGCAGGTCATTATAGTTTTCGAAAGGTTCGCCCGTAATGTTGTCCTGGCGATGCTTGATATGCCCAAGCACCGGGTCCACGTGCTTGCGTGGCACGCAGTAATAGTCTATCCAGCCTTTTTCATTGATAAAGAACTGCACAAGGGTAAAGCCCCAGTACTGGGCATCCAGTGCGTCTTCAATGAAACGAAGGAACCATGGGCTGGAGATCTGTTCGTTCACCCGGTCATCGGCTACGCCATTGCGGCGAAATTCTATTTTCCTACCCAACACGCCGGATTTTCGTTTCTGAATGACACTGAACAAATGGGGGTCCAACAGGGTATCAAGATAGACATCATAGAGCCGGACACGTTGTGTAAAGTCTACGTTATCGGCACTCTTGATACCTGTCATATAATCATCCAACCCAATTCCGAAACGTCTGGGGGCGGTCAGGGTTATGGTAGTTCCGGGACGGAAATTGCCGCCTTCGGTGATGCGCTTCTTTGTCTGCTTTGCGCGGTTTTTGAAATATGGGATTTTATCTAATAGTTTCATATTCTTGGTGTTTACAGATTCTTCACTTTGTTCAGAATGACAAGCCTAAGGCAGGTCACAAATGGTTGTGCCGTTTGGGGTTGCTCCGCATCAGCCAGGGAGAGTTTTTCTTCCGGTCTTCATTGGGCAGCAAGGGTGCGCCGTCTATGCTGATCTGCTGTTTGGCTACTTGTTTCAGCCATTCCACAGCCCGGTCATAGCGGTCTTTCCGCACCTGCGAAAGTTTTTGCGGATTGTGGATGCAGAACAGATGGTAGACGGTGATATCTATTGCCATCATTAGGACCAGCGGCAGGCGTGCTTCGCCTTCGGCTGAAAAAATGGCATCAGCATCATAGCGTCCGCTGAGGTAGCTGCGCATCTCGGCGATGGCACGGTCTTCGCATATTTCCACGATGGCATCGTCGTTGCGGGTCAGGCGGTCCAGTATCTCGGTGTGGATGCTGGCATCGTAGTCTTGGGGGGAGATGAATTTGCTCATAATCGTTTGGAATTGCGGTTCCGGCTGCGGTGCATCACTACCACCGGTTCCAGTTGTTGTACTTTCTTTTTCAGCACTCTCAGGCCACCTTCCACACAGTCGGGACCATCGGCGGGGAATTTCAGACGAAGGGTGAACAGTTTGAACTGGTCATCCAGCCGCTTCATGTGCGGGTTGTCCTTTTCGGCTTCGTTCAGAATCATGTTCCCTTCGCGGTTCAGCGGCTCCAGGTTGGCCTCTATGCGGGTGGCTTTTTCGGTCTTGCGGTCTTCATCCGGATGGATATAGAGCTGCACGTCACGTTCCTTCCGCACCTTTGCCACAAGCGGCTTGAAGACTTGCTGAAAGAAAGGGTCTTGCAGCTTGTTGTTCTCCATGTAGCAATACACAGGGACTTTTCCGTTCACGTATTCCAACAGCTGCACGTACCAGTCGATAAATTCCGCATTCAGTCCACGGTCCAGAAAGGTTTTGATGATGTATAGTTTCTGCCCTATCATGCCCATCAGGATACAGCTTTTTGTACTGCTGTTCTTGGTCTTGTTTTCGCCCGGTGCAGGGTCGCCATAGATCACCAGGAAACGGAACTTGGAGAGTGCCGGAATTTTAGCGTAGGTCAGTTCCTTGAATATTTCGCCCTCGGTTATCGGATTGTTATAATACTCGGTCTGTTGAGCGGAGGTACTGATCTTGCTTAATACTTCGTCTATCTGTTCCTCGGTGTTCTTCTGCGGCCATGTGCTAATTCCGTTCTTATCCCGAATATTCACAATGTCCCAATGATTTGCTTTTTCTCCGGCACGCACCACACAACAATCGCGTGCAATGATGTTGCCACAGAAAATAACCAGTACAGGGCGGGCAGGGTCACGCGTAGGATAAAGGGCCTTTTCCCACCAGTCCCAGTTTTTTTGCACGGTGTCGGGGTTACGGCAGGCTTCGTCCGTATCAAAGTCATCCACCAGCAACACATCAGGACGGATGGCACCGTTACGGCTACCGCGGGGAGCATTACCGGCACCAACGGCACGGAAAGAGCAACCGCATTTGGCTATAAACTCCTCGGCGTTCCAATTTCCGGGGCTTACCTGTGTGCCGTAATAGGCACGCAGCAGCCCGTTTTCCTCGAACATCTTTTTATAAGGGTCCAGCAAACGGACGGCACTGTCCTGTGTGGCAGATGCCATCATCACATTGTGCTTTTTTCCGGTCAGTGCCAGATAGAGTATAATGAACATCACCGTGGTACTTTTCGCCAGGCTTCGCGCCCAGCTCAATACTTCAAACCATTCTTCGTGCTGGATGCAACGGCGAATGGTACGAATATGGAAGGGTGCAAATTCGTATGCTGCGTATTCGGGAAAGAAGAATTTAATCCATGCTATCGGGTCACGTTCCAGCCGTTCACGCTCTTTGGCTATTTCCGCTTGCGTGAGGTTTACTTCCTGATCGGTACGGCGCATCCCGGCCTCGTAGAACACTGCCCATTCTTTCAGTGCATCCCGGTCTTTCTGTGTCAGTTTCATAGGCAATCCTTCATAAAAGCGTCCCACAATTTCAGATACTCCTTGCTCCGGTCGAGGTCATACGGACGCAGCCAGTTGATGAACTTCATGCCCACGCTGATAATATCCGATATGCCTACGTCGGTTTCCAGCTTCTTGATGGCGGCGGACAACTTGTTGATAGTGTCCGCTTCGGAGGCATTGGCAAAGCGTTTCCCGTCCTCGCGTGCGGCTATCACCTTATTTATTTCCGCCACCTGCCGGTGCAGGTTGGCTATCTGTTCTTCGCGGGTCAGGGTAATGCCTACCTTGTGTTCCTCCCACTTTTCTTCTTTTGCCCAGCGAGAAACGGTCTGTCTTGCCACGCCTACCTTTTCGGCTATCTCCTGCTGGGTGAGGTTGTCTTTAAGAAAAAGCATGCCTGCCCATTCCTTCTTCTGTTGTGAGGTTAAATCTGCCATAACTTTTTGTTCTGTTTGCCGCAAAGTTTTGCAGAATCGGCGGGGTATGGAAAAAACTGCGGAATGCTTGCAAGGCTATGTTCACCCGCTGCAGACTTGTGTGGAATGGTTACACACTTTTTTGTAGGGGGTATGGTGTTGCCCTAACTTCGCCGGAAAAGAACGAAGGAATGACTGTATTCAAATCCATATTGAATGATGATACCGCTTGCCTGCTGCTGTATGGCGAGATAAGCGATGAGGGCGGCGAGGGAAAGATTGCCAGCCGCGACATAGTTAATGAATTGATGTACCTGGATAGCAGCTACCGAAACCTGAATATCCGCATCAACTCGGTGGGCGGCGATGTGTATCCCGGCATTGCCATCTTCAATGCCATTCGCCAATGTAAATCGAATGTTACTATCTATATAGACGGAATAGCCGCCAGCATTGCGGGCGTGATAGCCTTGTGCGGACGGCGTGTGGAAATGAGCCGCTATGCCCGCATGATGCTGCACAACGTGTCGGGCGGATGCTATGGCAACAAGAAAGACCTGCAGGACATGATCAGTACCATAGAGAGTCTGGAGGACACCATAGGGGAAATCATAGGAAACCGGTGCAAACGGGACAAGGATGAAGTGAAATCCGAATACTTTGACGGAAAAGACCACTGGTTGAAAGCGGACGAAGCACTGGTCATGGGACTGATAGACGCTATTTATGATGTAGAAGAGTCCGTGCCCGAGGAAAGCACCACGGACGATATATACCGAATATTCACCAACCGGCTGGAGTCTTTCGGGAAACAGCCACAATCAAATGACAATATGAAATTAGAAGATTTGAAAAAGATTCCACGCTTCGCCAACTGTGCGGACGAAGCGGCAGCCCTCTCCATGCTGGGCGAAACGGCAGCACGCGCCGACAAGGCGGATGAGTTGGAAGCGGAGAACGGCACATTGAGAAACCAGGTGCAAACGATGGAAACCGAACGCATTGAAACGGCTGTGGAAGATGCGGTGACGGACGGGCGTATTGATGCAGGACAGAAGGAAACTTACAAGAACCTGCTGAAATCCGACTTTAAAAACGGTATGGCGGCATTGAAGGCATTGAAGCCCAAACGTCTGTTGAAAAACGAGTTGAATACCCCCAAACCCGATGAAGGAAAGAACCCCTGGGAAAAGAAACAGGCGGAAATCCGTAACCGGTATAACAGTAGAAAGGGATAGGCGTATGAAGACACAGCCTCCCAAAGGAGTACGCATCGGTAGTTCGGTGTCCTCCGGAAAGAATACGGGCGCATATATCCGCGGCCGTCAAAGCATCAAAATGTAACAAGCCCACGCTTGGCGTAATTTTTAATTCATAAAATAATAGATATGGCTTTAAGTGTAAAAAACACCAATTACAACGGTGAGGTACTACAAACCTTGCTGACCCTTGCTGCCACAGGCAATGAGATCGTAGAAAAGGGATTGCTTTGTGTTATTCCTAATATCCAGAAAAGCGTATCCGTCCCCCGTATCAAGTCGGGCAAGATGTTGCAGAAACGCAAGAAAAACCCGCAAATATCCGATAGCAAGGGCGATTTTGTCTACAGTGAAAAGGAGCTTGCTCCGAAAGACATGATGGCATTTACTGTATTCGACCCATCGGCTTTTGAATCCATCTGGCGTCCTTTTCAACCGAAAGGCGACCTTGTTTTTCAGGAACTTCCTGCCGAAGTACAGAACAAACTGCTGGAAGAATTGAGCAAGCAAGTAACTTTTGAACTGGGTGACCACTATGTAAACGGTACCTATGGTGACGATGACGATCACTTAATGGACGGTATCCTGACACAGGCGGCAAAAGATTCTGATATTATTATTGTGGAAAGTGCGGAAGCAACCATAACCGGCAGACTGAAAGCGGTACGCGCGGCTATTCCCAAGGCAATCCGTAACAATTCATCACTACGCATTATCATGTCCATTGATGATTTTGACAAGTACGATGATGAGTTGACTGCCCGTGAAGGCAAGAATGCCAGCGAAACGGACGTGAACTCCATGCGCTATAAAGGTATCACTATCGAAACGCTCGCTTCATGGCCGGACGATTTGATTGTTGCAACCTTGTGCTCTCCAAGCTCCTCCACTTCGAATCTGTTTGCAGCAGTCAACTTGAGCGATGACGAAAATGTCATTCAGATAGACAAATTATCCGCGCCGTCCGAACTCTATTTCTTCAAAATGTTGATGAAGGCGGACACCAACATCGCATTCGGTGAAGAATTCGTGGTGCTGGACAAACGCACTGTGCCTACATTCAAAAAAGGGGAATAGTATATGAGCAGAGGTCTAAGAAATTGCAATCCGGGTAACCTCCGCTTGTCCAAGGATAAGTGGAAGGGGCTTCGCCCGGTACAGACGGACAAGGATTTTTTCCAGTTTGTGGATATGCCGCATGGCTACCGTGCCATGCTTATCACCTTGCAGAACTATCGTAGGAAGCATGGCTGTCGAACCATCGCAGCAATGATTAAACGGTATGCGCCTGCTACGGAAAATAATACTTCCGGCTACCTGTCGCGTGTCTGCAATGACTTGCAGGTGCCTACAACCTACGAACCGGACGTAAGTGATAAACAAGTAATGTGCGCCCTGGCTGCCGCCATGTCGCGGGTGGAGAACGGAGTTCCGGCAGTGATGCGTGACATCGAAGCGGGCTGGGATTTAATTTAAAGGGAACAAAACCATGACAACAGAAACTATCATAGAGATACTGCAATGGCTGATACCTACCGGCACTCTGGGTGGCTTGCTGGCATGGTTTACCAACAAAGTGATAAGGAACACCCGTACAGTGAAAGAAGTGCATGATACCTACAAAGAAATGTACGAGAACACCCAGGGAACATTATTGGAACTACAGAATGACAATAAAAGACTTTATCGTGCAGTCTCCAAACTGGAACGCACCATCAGCAAGGCTACTACTTGCGTGCATTATAATGTGTGCCCTTTGCGCAGTGAGTTGCAGGAGCAAACGGGTGATGACACAAACGACATCCGTCCAATCCGACAGCCTGCAAAGCGTAAAAAAAACGGTCGCATGGCTAGAGACAATCCCTCAAAGCAGAGTAAGCCTGAAAGTGCAGATGGACAGTATCTTTAACCTCCCCACCGGCGCATGGTACACCGGCAGGCAGGGACAGGCATCCGTAAAGGTGGGACGTGATTCGGCGAACAACCTGATCGTGGAATCCACCTGTGACAGCATCCAACGCCGGTGCTATTACTTGGAGGAAGAAATAACCCGCATCCGCAACGAATTGCAGGAACAGGAGGCCCGGCCTCCGGACACAGGCCCTACGGGATGGCAATGGTTTTGGATCCGCACAGGGCAAATACTTCTGGCCGTGTGCTGTTTGGGAATCGTTGGAACAGTGATTAAACAATATTTAAACAAGAGAATTTTCAATCATCAATCATAACTTAAAATTCAACAATTTAAAAATTATGGCATCAAAACAAGGATATGTAAACGGCAGTGACCTGCTGATGAGCATCGGAGGCAAGGCGTGCGGACATTGCACCAGCCACACTACCACCTATAACAGTGAAACCAAAGACCGTGCCGTGAAACCGGCATCTACCGAATTGGTCGCCAATGCCGGACTGTTCAAGGAGAAGACCGTGACAGGCCTGAGCGTGCAGGTAAAGTGCGAAGGTCTCCGTTTCTATGGCGAGGAAGAAAACGGCATGAAGGAACTGCTGGCAAAATGGAAGACAGGCGGTACAGTAGAGTTGAAAGGCTTTGCCCGTGGTGGTGACGCTGCGCCTTATATGAGTGGTAACTTTGTGGTCAGTTCATTGGAAGAATCTGCTCCGGCAGGTGATGACACCACCTACAGCGCGACCTTTGATAATACCGGTGCGGTGACCATTGACGAATCAAAAGTGGACGGAGCAACGGAATAGGTAATAAATCGTAATTCATAAGCATCATGATGAATAAAATCAAGATTTACGGAAAAGAATATCCTGCACGTGTCACCATGGGAGCCATGCGCCGCTACAAGCGCGAGACCGGGCAGGATGTCAGCCTGATGGGCAATGACATTGACTTGCTTGTAACCTTCATGTACTGTTGCATAGTAAGTGCCTGCAACGCGGACGATGTGCCTTTTGACATGGATATGGACAAATTTGCTGACGGTCTGGGAATGGATGACCTCAACGGCTTTGCCGAAAGCATATCACCCGCCCGGTCGGATTCAAAAAAAAAGAAGGGGAAAGCTCCGGAAGTGCCATCGACATAGACGAACTGACCGGACTGGCATTGGGGGGCATCGGGATGAGCCTTACAGACTTTGAACGCTGCACCCCCGATGAGTTCAGCCAAATCTATCTATATTGGGAGCGCACGCATGTTCATGAACTATGGGAACAAACCCGGTTTCTGGCCTGCTGCATGTTGCAGCCTTGGAGCAAAAAGGCTTTGAAAGTGACGGATGTGTGCCGTTTTGAATGGGACAACCGCGCTGATCACACGCCACGTCACGAAGAAAGTACGCGGGAAAGGTTCGAGGAACTGGTCAGACGGACGGAACGTCCTTGATTGTGATATTGATTGTGACACCCTTCTTTCGTTCACTTTCCCTTTTTCTTTGCGCTTTCAGAGCAATACGGAAAGCCCAAAAAAGAAGAGCCAGGATACCCACTATGATTCCCCCTACGTAGAGGAATACTTGGATTTTCGGAGGTAAGTCATAAAATGAACCCATCTTTGTTTATAATTGGTTTTTGCAAATATACATTAAATAATTGAATTATGGCAGATAATTTTCTAGATTTTACCATAAGGGTCAAGGATGAAGGTTCTGAAGCGTTCAAGCATATAGGTGTCAGCGCTGAAGATCTGAACAAAGGCATCCGTGCCATAAAGGAGGAAACTGACCGCCTGAATAGCAAGTTGGTGAACATGGCGCAACTCTCGCAAGCCTTTGAGGGTATCAAGTCTATCATTTCCCAAGTCCAAGGGGCTTTCAGGGACTGGACTGCCGCAACCACAGTGCAGATAACCGCCGAAACCCAGCTGAACACGGTGATGAAACAGCGCATGGGGGCTACCGATGAACAGGTGCAGAGCGTCAAGGACTTGTGTTCCGCCCAACAGGAACTGGGTGTGATAGGCGATGAAGTCGCCTTGAGTGGAGCACAACAGATGGCTACTTTCCTGAACGAAAAGAAAAGTCTGGACTCCCTGATTCCTGCCATGAACAACCTGCTTGCCCAGCAGGGAGGCCTGAATGCTACCACTAACGATGCAGTTTCTATCGGCAACATGATGGGCAAAGCCATGCAGGGACAGGTGGACGTACTGCAACGGGTGGGCATCACTTTTTCTGAAGCGCAGAAAAATGTATTGAAATATGGCACGGAAAGCGAGCGTGCCGCCATGCTGGCACAAGTAATCAGGGACAATGTGGGTGAAATGAATGCCGCACTTGCCGCTACGGATGCAGGAAAGCAGAAACAGCTGGAAAATACGCTGGGGGACTTGAAGGAGCAGCTGGGCGGAATGGTGCAGGCGGCAGCTCCGTTTGTGGAGATTACCGCACAATCTTTCATCGCAGCATCCGGAGTGCTGCAACTCACTACTTCCGTCAGTGCTGCCATAGCCGGGCTGAAAGGGCTGGAATTGGGAACGAAGGCCGCCCTGCTACAAGCTAAAGCTATCACCATCGCCACCAAGGCGTGGAGCATAGTACAGGCGGCATTAAACGCCGTCATGAGCGCCAACCCCATTGCGCTGGTGGTAATGGCCATTGCCACACTGGTAGGGGCGGTGATCTACTGCTACAACCATTTCGAAGGCTTCCGCAAGGTATGCGATGCCGCATGGGGAGCCGTCAAACGGGTGGCAACTGCCGTATGGGATTATCTGGTAAAAGCATTCCAGAAGGCAAGTGCCGTCATCAAGGCCGCATGGGACTGGGTGAAGAAGTTTTTCGGCATCAGCGACAACGGTGTAAAGGATACCACCGAAGACATAAAGGAACAGACCGAAGCCATCAATGACAATGCGGATGCGCTGAAGGTCCTGGAAGAAAAATACAAGAATTACAAGCCGGACACGGGGAAAGGCAGAGGGAAAGGCACACCGGAAAAAGTAATGCCCAAAGAGGGCAGCATCGCCTGGCTGGATGACAAGATCAGTAAGAAGCAGGTCGAATTTTCATTGGCAGTCAATGACGAAAGCCGCCGCAATATCCAGATGGAACTGGACGCACTGACAAAAGAGAAACGTACCATAGAACTGAACCTGCAATATGTCAAGCCGGTGGAAGATACCCGCCAGCAGCAGGATATGGCAGGCATGAAAAGCCATTTTGCCGTAGCAAAGACTGACACTTCTGCCATCACTCCGAAGAAACTGAATATAGACCATAAGTATTTCAATACATACGAAGCCGCATTGAAGAAAGCCCAGAAAGCACAAGACAAGTTCCGTAAAGGTACAGGAGCGGTGGCAGACGCATTCGGAAATATAGGCCGTGCTATCGGCGGGGCGGCAGGGCAATGGCTGCAATATGGGGCGAACATAATAAGTGCCATCGGGCAGGCAATTCCCCAAATTGCAGCCATGATTGCCATTATGACCACAAAGACCGCTACCACACAAATAGATACACAAGCTAATGTAGCCAATGCCGGTTCAGAAGTTTTGAAAGCCCATGCAGGCATTCCATTCGTGGGCATCGCATTGGGTGTAGCCGGAGTAGCAGCCATCGTGGCAGCTATGGCAAGTATTCCCAAATTCGCCGATGGGGCTATTGCTTACGGGCCAACAGTGGGACTTTTTGGCGAATACGCCGGGGCAAGCAATAATCCCGAAGTGGTAGCCCCTCTCAATAAATTGAAATCATTGATAGAACCGGCTGGTAATGCAGGTATGGGTGGAAAAGTGGTGTTCAAAATAGAAGGGCGTACCCTGAGAGGAGTGCTGGAACGTGAAAACAAATTAAACCAACGGAGCTGACAACTATGGCAATGTACAAACGATATTCCGGAGAATTCCTCAGCAGGAAAAACGTATGCTGGAGAGTTGACATATATCAGGAAGCAAAAACACTGTTTGAAAATATAGGTGAATTACAATTTCCTGCCGAGAGCCCGCTGACACTGGAATGGGCACATACGGACAAGGAAGAAGTGATATGCGGCAGCACTGCTACCCTTCAGATAGTAAGCCCCGGAGACCGGACTTACGAAGACCTGTATATCATTGCTCCGGGTACAGTACGGATGGATGTGTACCGCAACGGAGTATTCTACTGGAGCGGGACACTGGACCCTGAATTCTATGAAGAACCCTATGCCTATTTTAATGAATACGAAGTGAACCTCACTTTTTCGGATTTCGGGATACTGGACCGTTTCAAATACACGCTGGCAGGAACGCAAAACCTGCAAGAGCTGGTGGAATATGCACTGGCAAAGTCCGGCATCAGGTATGGGGGAATCAACCAGCAGTACATCACTACTTCGCTCACTTCCAACGGTGAGGCAATGGCACTTTCCGATCTGTCCATCCGTAGCGATAACTTCTATGATGAAGATGGGGAAGCAAATTCCTTGTATGAAATGCTGGAAAATATTTTGCAACCGCTGGGGCTGCGCATCATGCAAAAAGGTGGAACTATCTGGGTATACGACCTGAACGGTCTGTACCTGAACGGAACAGCCAAAGAGATAGTATGGGCAGATGAAGACCAGGTGATGGGAACGGACAAGGTGATAAACAATGCAAAAATCACATTCAGCCCGTATGCCAAGGCGGAGACACTGGCGAATAATTTAAAATATGAGGGGGAATACTCCGAAGAACAGACAAACCTATGGGGCAATAAGCCGGGCTGGCCATGTTATTCGTATTTCCCGGATTATGACTTTGACGTATTCACCGTAGACCAGAATAATATATCCTTTACCATATTTTTGAGCGACCAAGGCTCCGGGCTGGCCGAGAGTTATAGCGGTTCTCGTTTTTTTCATATACAGCCCATGCTGGGCGGCCAGGAGGAAGAGGGCATGGCTTATAGTTTCTATACGGGTGGACAAGGCAGTCTGGCAAGTGGAGGTCCCGAAAGATGCTTGAATGATCCTTCCTATAAAGGACAGAACGTACTAATGCGCACTATCCGTATTCCGATACAGGCACTGGAGGAAACAGACCAGAAACGGCATTACCTCCGCCTAAGTATGGAAATGATGCTGGACATGCGCTACAATCCCTTCACGGATGCAAACGACAAAAACGAGCAGGGCAACCAGGAACTTGCCGGTTACCGCTTTAATTATGTGCGGATACCTGCCACTGTCACACTTTACAGCAAAGACGGTATAGCACTGAAGCACTACAACAATGAGGAAGTATCGTCGAAAACAGACTTGAAAGGACAGTTGTCCTACCTGACCGAAGGGAAATGGAAAGACGGTCCTGCCACCTACCAAAGCTGCTGGCTGGTGTGGTATAATCCGGAAGACCGGCATACCAGTTCGGGAGTGCTGGGATGGAAAAAGAACAGGCACAATATTGGATTATCACTCAACAGTGACAATTATGTGTCCTTCAAGAAACTGTCGGAAGGGCAATATATGCCTTATCCGCCACAGGGAGGCTATTTGGAAGTCTGCATCTATACAGGCATATGGATTTATGAATGGACCAAGGGTAAACTGAAGGAAGCCCCACAGGACTGGTACGATAAAATCCGCTGGCTGCTATACAAGGCCCCGACTGTAGAAATGGTAAGGAAGAATATCACGCACAGTTCTGCCGAGAGCGAAGACATAGAATATAACGGTGTTATCAACGAGAATGCCAAGGACAGCCTGGAACTGAACACCACTTGTGGCACAGCAACAGACACGATACCTTCGGCAAAAGGCATCTATCTGCGGACAGCGGACGGGCTGGCTATAAAGACTCTGACCCGCGGCGGACGGACCACTCAGGCGGAACAGTTGCTGATAGGCACCTTGTACAGCCAGTTTGCCGACCGTAAGACCAAACTGGAGGGAACGGCGGAGATAGCATCCGGTGGTCTGTATGCATACATGGAAGGCAACCAGCAACCGAAACGTTTTGTCTGCTTGAGCGATGTGCAGAATGTGATAGCGGACGAAAGTGAAATGGAGATCGTGGAATTCCGTCCGGATGAATATAAGGCAGAGAATGAATAGAGTTTGAGGATTGTTTAAATATTGTTTGAAATGAGCAAATTATACAAGGCTGTCATTAATTTCAGGGAGGCGCTTCCCAGAAGCAAGCGGTTGAGGAAAGCAGGAGTGTCATCATCTGGCGGTTCCACAGTTGTTGCTGTCAATAATGACGCGGCTTCGGGTGACGGACATACACATGACAACCTGGGCGTACTAGACAAACTGTCCATGGATGAGGAAGGCTATATCTGTACCAGGCAGGAAGTGGTGATAGAAGACAATGAAGGAGTAGATGGCACAGAAGACGTTAAGGAAGAGGAAGAAACGGAAAAGGAGACGGTCATCAAGGATGAACGCGCCAAGGTTGGATATGCGGATAAAGCCGGAGACTTGGATTTGAGTGAAGATTCCGGGATTCTAGCTAAACTTGGAAAGTTCTTTCTTCGCAAAGATATAGAAGATATTGCGCAAAAAATCATCAACTTCGTCCTTGGTATTACTTTTGGTAGATTTGTCAAAGGCTCTACTGGTGCTGGCATCTACAAAGACGAACAGGGCGACTGGCATTTTGAAGGTGACTTCTTCCATGTGCGCAAGAAACTGACTGCCGAGGAAATAGAAGTGCAGCGCACAACCCACATCGGCGGAAAATTGATGAATACCGCTGCCGGGATGATATGCAGCAAGGTGGAGGAACATGATACATATTGGCGATGCTTTTTCAAGACGGAAGACGCGGACGGGCGGAAGGTGTACAACCAGTTCCGGGTGAAAGACCAGGCGTATGTTGAGACATTCAATTTAACGAAACAAGCTGATGGGACACTAGGAAATCACTATCTGTGGCGACTGGTGATTAATGTTGGTACGGATTACATTGATCTGTCAAAAAGTGACTGTGCCATTGACAGTGATGCACCACTGGAAGAGGACAATATTGTGCAGTTGGGTAACAGGACGGATGCAAGTCGACAAGGAGCTATCATAGAAGCTGCTGCCGGAGATGGTTCGCCTTATTTCCGCATATACAAGGGTATCAACTCATACACCCTTCCGGCTCCTAAAATAGATCTGAATCCGGACGAAAGCCGTATCTGCGCCAAGTTTATTTCAGTTGCGACAGGCAAAGACCTTGAAGACAGCATCAAGGATATAGAAGTAAACTTGGGGATAGTGAAAGAGCAGACGGATAAGGAATACACGATATGGTTCTATGACTATGCCCCTACACTGAATAATATCCCGGCATCCGACTGGGAAACAGCGGATGACAAGAAGCTGCATGATCAGGATTTGTTCTATAACCGCACTACGGGGCTGGCTTATCGGTTCGAAAACGGCGCATGGGTGGACATCACAGACCAGTACACGATCAAGGCGCTGGAGAATGCCGCAAAGGCACAGGATACGGCGGACGGAAAGAGGCGTGTTTTTGTATCACAGCCTACGGCATCCGATGAATATGATGTAGGAGACATGTGGGTAAATGTAACCTATGGCAGCTATGAGAACGATGAATTGGTATGTGTCACGGCGAAGAAAAAGGGGGCGTCTTTCTCCATTTCTCACTGGAAGCCCTCTTCCAACGCTACCACGGCATACATTGAGAACAAAGGGAATGAAATCCTGCTGGCTGTTTCAAACAGGATTGCAAATGCTGAATCGTTGGCGGACTCCGCGTATGATGAAGCACTGTATGCTTTGGGCATTGCCCGCGGTGCGCAGAGTGATGCTGATGACAACGCTTCCGCAATCCGCGTGAATAGGGATTCCATCGCTGTGGTATCCGGGAGGTTCAACGCGGATGGCACGATTAAGAATACTTCGGGGCTGGTGACTACCGCCGACTTTGCGTCGTTGTTTGCCACGGAAAAGAATGCGGCAGGACTGGTGACCGAGGCGCGGGTGAATGTGCTGGTTAAAGATGGAATCAGTAATATAAGTCTTTCCGCTGACCAAATTAAGCTGGAGGGGTACACCACCATAAACGGAGGCTTTTCCATTGACAAATATGGTAATGTAACAATGGAAGGAGGCTTCATGGGTAATGTGACGATAAACGGCTCTTTGAATACGTCCAGTTCTTCCGGCAAACAAATTTACATAAACCCGGACACGAGCAGCATAACATTCAAAAAGGAGAATGCATCCGGTTCCCTTAAGACATATGTAGAAATTGGATTCGGGATACAGAATTCCAATAATAGCGGCTATTTAGGATTAGCGACCAGGAACGCTCTTGGTGAAAGTGTCTATACGACTGAACTGTTCGGGGCCTATGTCAAAGTTCGCGACAGTGCCTATGGGAAAGCCACTGAAATTGATGCGAACCATGGTCTTACACTATGGTCAAGCTCCATTGTTACTGGATTTTCTATTAAAGAGGATTCCAATGGACGTTATGTCATATACAACAGATACTGGCCGTCTTCTGCCAGCTATGTGGATGTAGGCGGTGTGTATCTGGATGGAAATACTTTAAAAGTCAGGACTTCCTGACCATTATCAATACTAAAAATATAATTATGAAAATCAACTTTAAACAATTTGAAGCACGGGCTTCTTTTGAAGGCGAAAAACAAGTATTTGATATTACTCGGACACTTGGAAATGAGATGATGTTCAACGGTTCAATCTTGTTGGATATTGGTTTTGAGGACTTGGCACGGGAGATTTATTGTTCTGAAAGTGAAGTGGAAGTGCCTGAACAATATTTTGGTGCAATCATAGCAGTGATACGGGCATCGAACTTTATGGCCTGTGTAAAACGTGAAGTAATCAATCTATTAACAAAGGAGGTGCACAAATGAAAATGACAGATAAAACAATTAGACAGGGCGTGTCCGAAATAAGTGGATTCCGCTTGGATTACACCATTACTTACATAGAGAGTATTGTTTGCAAGGTGGAAGCGGAGATAAGGCGGGTATCTTCTGAAAATACACCGGAAAAGCATATCGGCTATGCGCTTAATTCGTTAGAGCCACTTCGCTACACATTTCAGATAACTGCCGAAGCAGTGACCGCGGAAGAACGCCGCACTCTGATTGATGATTTTGAAAAAACTATTAAAGAGCTGATGGAGTAACGATGGGCTATATAAAGTTCGTGCTTGGCGTGAGGAAAACAGACGATAGCGGCAATACGGTCCGTACTGTCATTTCCCGTTTCGAGAGTGATATGGCAAATGCCGCCACTCTTGAAACGAATATCATCATGCACGCACTTTCCTGCCGCGGTAAAGTGGAAACGGAAAGCAAGGGATTCCCATATGCTTTCCCTTTAATATTTAAATCAAAGTAAAAGGTTATGGATGAACTGAACATAGGTACCAAGATAGAGAACGAAGGCAAGACATCGCAAGGGATGCTGTCTGCCGAAGAATTCAATAATCTTGTAAACGCTATCAAGGCATTGCAAAAAAACAATGTGGACAGCTTACAAGCCAAATTGACTGCAATCAACAACAGACTGGAAGAACTGTCCGGCATTGGAGGGGGTGGCTCAAGTTCCGAGGAGATCGCCGAGCTTCGAAAGATGATAGATGAAGTGGCTGCCGGTGCCCTTGTCCTTGGAACAGAGGAAGGTACCGCCTACGATGGCGCGGCGGGAGCCAGCCTTGAACAGATCGTGCGTGAACTGGCAGGTGGTGGCGGTACCATGTATAGCGTCTACATCCGCAATAATCTGGATTCTCTTGGTTTTGCTACACAATATGGAGAGGAATGCGTACTTGACTTTTCGTTTATTTCCCAATATCGGGATAGTTTGGACGATCCTTATAAACCTACAGGCGAACTGGGCATCTGTACCGTCATGGTGAAAAATGCGAAGTACACGGATTTTACCGTTATCAGGCAAATGGAAATTTCCAGTGGTGTTTCCGTCAAACAGGATGTTTCCGAATGGCTTTCTGCCGGAAGTAACAGTTTGAAGATTACCGTGAAAGGGCAGAATACAGACAAGAGTACCGCTCCCGTTACTTATACGGTTCAATTAACGTCATTGGGAGTAAGCGCCCCCAACTTTACTTGGTGGACTGCATTCGTCGGAGACATTACCATCCCGATGATCATCAATGGCAACATCAGCAAGATGCTGCATGTCACTGTAACCGGAAACAATTACAAGCAGAGTTATGACAAGAACATCGGTACCGCTATCTACACCGATACACCTTACAACTACGTGATACCCCATCCGGAAGCGACAGGGGTGTATAATGTGGCATTCTATCTGTCCAATTCCGACAATACCATACAGACAAAAGCTGTATCGGTGAACGTGATGTGTATCTCCACAGCCGGGGAAAGCGTCAAGCTGATGTGCGTGAACAACGTGGCGGAACTGATGACCAACTGGCAGGATAACACCGTATTCGACTATGCGGTTTATGACGGACAGTCAGCCACAACGGATGTGTTGTTCTCTATTACCCGGGACGGTGTGGAAGCGTACAGTTCAGAGAATAACGCCATCATTACCAATGCAAAACAAACCCTTACTTACCCGATGGAAGTGGAGACGGATGACGATTCTAATTTCTATGTGGTGGTGAATGCCATCAGCGGAGGAATCGGGCTGATAACCCCGCTGACCATACAGGTAAACAATTCGCTCGGCTATGCCGCCACATCGGGGGCTGTACTCTATATCAATCCGCGTACACGTAGCAACTCACAGACAAATTACAAAAATATTATCAACGAAGTGGATAAGAGTGCGGTACCCGTAACCTGGAACAATTTTAACTGGGGCAATGACGGTTGGGCAACTGATGAGGACGGAGTAAAGATTCTAAAGATATTCGCTCGGAGTTCTGCCGTGATAGACTACCGGCCATTCGAGACGGAAGCCGCGCGGAAGGGAAAGACTATCGAAATAGATTTCAAAGTAAGGAATGCGGCTGACGCATCGAAAGACATCATCACTATTGCCGAAAATAATGTCGGTCTGCGTGTGTCCGGTGAAAACATTTCCATGTTCTCCCAGTCCCGTCATGACGGTAGCACACAGGATGTGCCCATAGACAACGATACGCGAATCCGCCTGACCGTGGTGGTGATGCCGGACGCATACGGCAATGCGGGTTTCAATATTGTGTGCATTTACATCAACGGAAAGAAGAACCGCCAATACGATTATGAAAACAATGACTACTTCAGGAACAACGGAAAGATAGTGCTGGGCAATGACTATGCCAACCTGTACCTGTACGGGTTGCGTGTGTATGACAGTGCGCTGACTTCCGAAGCGGTGCAGAAGAACTATATCAACCAGCTTACCACCACCGAAGAGAAACAGGCGGAAAAGGATGCCAACAACGTGTTGGACGGTGAGGGGGTAAACATTGACTTCGATGCCACGAAATTGCTATACAATGTGTTTGTTTTTGACAAGCCCTTCCCTAATCTGATGAACCCGTCGGGCGTAGGTGGTAACCTGAACGTCTATTTCAAGGCCAGGCCGGAGAAGAATTTCACAGTCAATGATGTGCTGTGCGAGGGGCAGGGAACATCATCCAAAAAGTACATTGAATGGAATATTACAAGCTGAACGGGCTGAAAGACGCTTCAGGAAACAAGATAAACTCACTTGTGACCTATGCGGACGGCACAACCGAATCAAAAAAGGTCAAAATGTTTGATGGCGTCCCCAAAGCGAACAAGCTGACCGCTAAAAAGAACTGGGCTTCATCCATGCAGGACCATAAGGCAGGTGCGGTTTCCGCATACAATGACCTCGCCAAAGCGACAGGTATTCAGAATGAGTCAATGTCTGCTGACAACGAAGTCCGGGTGGCCGTTTATCAGGAACCGTTTATCGGATTCTCAAAATCAGTCAATGACGAAGGGCAGGATGTATATACCTGCATGGGCGAATTCACCTTCGGCCCGGACAAGGGGGATGCCGCCTGTTTTGGTTATGATACGGAAAGGTTCCCGAACCTCATCTCCGTGGAAGGCTCGGACAATGCACCGCTGGGGGCACTCTTCCGTGTGCCATGGAATGTGAATAAATCTTATTGGGCGTACAATCCGGACGAGGAGGCGTTTCAATACAACGATACGAACTGCTGGGACTTCGGTGCGGGGGAACTGAACGCGGACGGGACGGAACCCCTGTCAGCGCAGAAGTGGATTGATGCCTACAACAAGGTGTATGTGTGCAGCAACCGCATCAGACCTTTTAGCGGCACACTGGCTGAACTAAATGCACAGGTATCAACCTTGCGAAGCGCCGGTTATGAATATTGGATTGCCAAGGCCGGAGACGCAAACCTCTATAACCTCTATTACTTTGAGGCGGCGGAAGGAAGGTTCATTCCTTCGGATACCGGCTCTGGGCAGATCAATCTTAAAACACAACTCAAGGATTATTTAAACAGTGATTTATCAGCGTTCACGGCAGAGCAGCTCAACGAATTGTTCATCAATGCAAGAAAGCAGCTGTTCCGTGCAACCATACCGGCGGTCTTCGACATTGATGACGCCGTATTCCATCATAATTTCACAGAGTTTTATGCAGCTACCGACAATCGTACAAAGAATACCTATCCGTACTGTTTCGGAACTAGCGGCAGCAAATGGAGATGGCGGCAGGATGACCTTGATACGATTCTCCCCATTGACAACCAGGGGCAGGACCGTAAACCGTATTACTGCGAGATGCACGATTTCTATGACAACGGCCAGCCAATATGGAACGGCGAAACTTCCGTATTCTGGAACATGCTGGAACTGGCATTCGGGACTGAGATTATTGCAGGCGCGAAAAAGATGTTCACTGCGATGGAAAGCCTTAGCGGACAATCTTCCGGTACTCCGTATGACAAGGTATATGGCTTTTATAAGAAATATTTCCTCGGAGTCAAGAACTATTTTCCCGCTACGCTTGTCAACGCGGATGCAAAACGGTACGAGATTGCAAAGATAGCCTACGGGAATGGTTCTTATACAAACGATACCGACCCTATCACGCAATCGCATGGTGATTTTTTCAGTGCTGAGACAGCATGGGTAAAGAAGCGCATCATGTACATCATGAGCAAATACAACTACGGCCTGTTCAGTGCTGACGGGACTGACACCGTCATCGTGCGTGCCGCCGGAGACCTGATAGATTACGAGATAACTCCTGCCTTTGACATGTACCCGGCAATAGCTAATGGTACGTCCATTGTGCAGGGAGCACGTACCAAAGCCGGGCAGGTATGTAAAATGACCATTGATCTTGGTGGCTCTGCCGACCAACAAAACGCTATACAGGCTGCTTCCTGGCTACTGAGCATCGGGGACTGGCACAAGAAGAATGTTTCCGGCACCATGGTAGTCCGTGGCAAGCGGTTGACCGAACTCATTCTCGGCAGCAAGACGGACAGCGTGGCCATCTCCATTACCGGGCTTACCTTGTCTGATTGCGGAAGCATGCAGGTGGTATTGCTGTCCAACATCTCTACCTTGCAGGGGACAATAGATTTTTCCGCCTGTCTGAATATGCGTAAAATATATGCCGATGGTACCGGGTTAAGCCAAATCAAGCTGCCTGAAGGCGGTGGTTTGGAACTGATAGAATATCCTGCCGGAAACAAATACCTCACCCTCCGCAATTTCCCTGTCCTGACAGCGGAGAATGTGATTATAGACCAGTGCGCGACCGTTATTACCGACTTTTTCATCACCGGCTGTCCGCTACTGAACCCTATGGATTTATTGGTATCCATCCTTTCCGCACAGGCTTTTCAAGGGATTGACCATGCGCTGAAACGTATCCGTGCCGTAGGCTTTGATGCGACATATACTTCAAACGGTTCTCAAATACTGGATATGTTGGGCACGTTGACTGATGGAACCTATGAGGGCTTGAACAGTGATGGCTTGGCAGGAGAGGACCCGTATCCAGTCTTGGATGGAAAAATCACTGTAAAGGCAAACACATACGAAGACACTGTCAATGCGCTCAGGGAAAGATTCACTAAACTGACACTGGTCATAGATGGTGCGTGGTATATCCGTTTTGCTGATAATGCTGTGAAGAATATAGTCGTGAATAACTGGGGTGATGGCGTTGGGATCACTAAGGAACAGGCGGCAAAAGTGACCACTTTGGGGAATAAGTTCCAAGGGAACTCGGA